GTCCCTGCCGGGTCCACCCGCCACGCGCGACCCTCCCCCCCCGTCGGCGTGCCACGCGCGGCTCCAGGCGGCCGTGTGGGGCGTCGTCCGCGCGAGCGCACAGAAGCAGGCGTCCCAAGCGATCGGGGCTCTTGGAGCCTTCTAGAGCCTCGCGGATTTCGGCCGTCGCCCGGGAAACTATGCATCGGGTGTATATGCATCGGATGTATATACAGTCCGCACGGTTCCGCATTTGCGACACGTCGATACCCGTCCCATAAACGCCCCGCATTCGGGACACTGACGGCCCGCGTTTGTCGGCGGCCGACCGTCCCGGCAACGGTGCCCGTATGGTTCCCCGTCCCGTCGACGGGCGACGACACGTCCGCACCGGGGACACGCAACCCGCGCAATTGGGCCCGTCATAATCCGGCGTCTGTCTTGCGCGTATGACAGGCGCGGCAGAGCGTTTGCCAGTTTCCCAATTCATCCCAAAACAATTGGGCGTCGCCCTTATGCGGGATGACGTGATCGACTTGGTCCCCAATCGTGACCCTGGACTCGTCGTGACAGCGCGACATGACAGGCGGCCGATCGTCCGGGCGCATCCCACAGAGCGGGTACCGGGCCCGGAACAATTCGGCACGTCTGGCCCAACGGTTCCCGTACCCGCGCGACTGGCGCGATCCCCGGGCACGGTCCAGGGCGCGGGCGTGGAGGGCGCATCGGGCCCGCGGGACAATCGCACTACATCCGGGCTCGTCGCAATACTTCATCGTCCAGGTCCATGTCTTCGTCGGCGAATTGCGCGGGGACGTAGTTCGCCCGAATCATCACGATCCCAAATGGATGGAACTGTTCAACAAACAAAGACGGTTCCGCGCCGAAGTACAAGAACACTTGTCCCTGTAAGCCCGTGGCGGCCGCTTTCGTCGGGGAGTGAAATTGAATCCGGCCCGTCTTGAAACAGACCGCGTCGGCAACATCGGCCATGGCGCGAAACCATCGGGTCTCAGTCGCGTTATTGACCAGCACGATCGCCGCTTCCAGTTCATGGGCGACGACATGCTGTACCAGCTTGGCGGTAAATTGCTGGACGAGCGTGGACGCGTACGGCGGGTTCATCCACACGCGGCCGCGCCATGCGTGCGCCAAGCCATCATCGGCCGCCGTGAAGATCCGATCGGCCTTCACGATGTCATTCGCTCGAATGGACGAAGCCGGATCTAGATCGATCCCACCCATGACGGCCCGGGCCGCTTCGATATACGGCGACGGCGTATACCATTCAATCTCCCCGCTGTTGTGTGTGACATGCGGGGGCGCCAAGATCTCCAACGTCACTTTGTCCGCTCGCGCTGTATGGTCCGCTCGCCATTCGGTTACGGCCGCTTCAAACTTCGCCGGCGGGAGGGACGCTAACTTCCGCGCCCGATCGGCCAAGTGCTTATCGATACCTGCCTCTGCTAGTGTCGGGCGTGGATCTTTGACCGGCACCACTGGGTCGTCAGCCGACCCAGTGGCTGCAAACCCATTCGCTCCTTTATTGAGTCCGACTGTTTCGCGTTGAAGTTGCATCAATTCGCCGATCCGCCGTTCCGCACGCATGCGGATCTCTACCGCGGTGAGTTCTAGTTCGCGGTTCTTGGCTTGCCGTGCATACGCGCGGAGCATGGCGCCTTGATCCCGGATCTTCAGGACTTCGTCGGTCGCCCGTGCCTGTGCGATCGCGCGGCACGCTTCGTCGTAACGGACTAACGCGTCACTCATAAATCCAACCCGCTCACAATCGTCGCGTCCAGTCGAATCTTGGACAAGTCACACGTACGTGGATACGGCGCTGTAACCATGACAACAATTCCTCGAACGAAAACACGCCGACGAGTCGACGCCCGTCAACTTGGGCTTTTAGCCATTGCAGGGCGCCAGATCGAACGCCGCCGCCATTAACGACGACGACAACCGGACACGGGTAGCGATCGCCCATGATGTTCGCGACGAGATAGGGGAATTTTTCATCGGCCGTCCCGCCGATGTCCTGCCATTTCGACTCAATCGCCAACCCGTCTGGAAACTCGAGGATGTTGTCCACGAGAAAATCGGCATGTAAGACGTGCGGGTGATATATCGACAGTCCGATCTTGGCTTGTCGGCGAAACTCGCAATCATGCCGCTTTAGTAAGTCGGCGATCGCGTCCTCGGCTCGTCGTCCCGTGCGATGTGCGAACATTCACAGACCCCGCAACGTTCTGGCGCGTGTGACGGTTGCCCGTCATCGGCGAGCGTGGAGTGGCACATGGCGGGCGTTGTAGTCGGCGCGGAGCGCGTCGCGTTCGGCAGTGAGCGCGGCAATGTCGGCCAGGAGGGGCGCGCGAATCGCATCGCGGTACCCGTCAAGGATCTTGAAGACTTCCGCGAGTATCGGGCCATCGATGAGCGCGAACCCGATGCGGGCACAGATGGCGGCCGCGATATCGTTCGTGAGTATCTGTTCCGGATCCAGCATGTCTCCCCCTTCAGACTTCGCGAATCGTGATCCCGTGGATCCCTTCGACGAGACGTTTCCTTAACCGATAGGCTGTCGTCCGTGTCGCGGGACTCTTTGCGTCTTCAATCACGAGGGCGTCCGTCGCGGCGTCGACATAGCAGAAGTCCGCGCGGTAGCGACCGATGTGGACGAACTCGCTCGTCCAGCGGTTCGTGACCCAGATCTTGAATGCCGGCTGCAAACTGAGACTGCGAATGGCGCCGGCCTGCTCGAGCAGACGCAGCTCTTGATACCGCTTCGCTTCGCGCGTCGAATCGAATCGAATCCCGTCGACGGTGCATTTCCGCGCGTGGTACTTGTTCGCGCGAACGGGCTCGATCCCCGTCGAGAGCGCACACGTCCAGGCGGCCCGATCGCTCACGACAGATCCCCACTCCCCCACGACGCGCGGGAGCGTTCCGTCACGATCAGTTGTTCGACGGCGACGACGAGTCGTTCGACCGCTTGCGACGCGGCCCACAACCGGGTCGCATGTTGACGCGCGGCCGCTTGATCGCGCGGGGGCGCCGTCTCCGCGTCCCCGAGTTCTTCCAGATAGAAGGCGGCCCGACGGATATCTTCCAACACGAACGACGCGATCCCGTTTGGGAGAATCACGGGGATCCTACTGGCGCCACTGCCCACTAATCGATAACGGCGACGCGAGGAAATCTTGGGACGTCGCTTCACGGAATACGGTGTTATTGACCGCGATTTGAATCGACAGGAACGGATAGGACACGCCCGAGCCCCATCCGAGCGGCGTCGCTTCCAGCGACAGGAACAGCGAGTCCCCGCTAATCGAAAACGTATTGAAGTACGGGAGCGACGTCACGACTTGCCCGAGTCCGTCGGTCGGCGTCGAGTACCGGACGCGGGCGCTTATCGCGTTGCCGGTCACGCGAAACTGGATCGTGTTCTTCACGACGGGCGTCGTCGTCGACGTCGTCGCCGATGACGGCGTCGTCGGGACGTTGATGATCGTGTCGCCACACGCGATCGCGGCCGCCGAGATCATGACCAGGACGACGGTTTGCCAGGGGGGATATCGCATCAGAAATTCCTTCCACATTTCATCAACAGGTTTTCCACAGCTTTTTCCACAGCCTAAGCTCTTGACCGTCGGCGTGTTGGGCCGAATTGACGGCCAAAATCGAAATGCTCTTACTCTGGCGCGGCCATCGGCCGCGCTCTGTGCTCTTGATCTTGTCTTGTACTGTTGCGATACAAAATCCGTACAAATCGCTCAGAAATAGGCGCGGTCATTTCGGACCGCCTGTCCAGTCGAGCGGCAACTGTCCGATCCGCGCGAGTCGCCGCGCGTATTGATCGCCGCGGCGTTCCATCGCGGGGATCCACAGCCCGCGGTACAGATCCCATGCGTCCCGGCGGAAATGTCCGGACGCCGTACACACGTCGACGAGTTTCGTAAATTGATCGGCGGGCAACATGGACGCCGCGACGAGATCGTCCACGGGAAACGGGCGCCCCTGCGAATCGACGCCCTGTCCCGGGCGCCGTCCATGTCTGGCGACGTGACACCACAGCCCGACGAGCCCCCCAAACCCGGCGGGCCCGAGCGCCCGCGTCACGGCGCGGACTTTGGGATCGTCGGGCGTATCCGCGTCGACTTGAAACCATTTCATACGGCCCCCCGCGCGGTTTAGCGACTGGCGCGAGCGGGCGGGGCGGGGAGCGTCGCTTTCGCGACGCGCGGTTTCCCGATCATCGACGCGAAACCATGCAAACGGCGGGGGCGGGCGGGACGCGGGCGTTTCAGGTCCGCGACGATATCGTCCTTCCGCCAACGGTACGGGTACTTATCCCACGGCATCGGCCGGAAGATCCCTTGCTGGACCTGTCGACGGATCGTGGACTGCGACAACCGGTAGATCATCGCGAGTTCTTTGAGCGTGAGTATCACGGGCAACGCGTCGAGATCCGACACTGCGAGCGGGGAAGGTTTCATACCAACGTGACTCCGAGAGCAGGGTTGGTAGTCCGTTCGGTCACGGCGAGGCGATCCAGGCAGCACGGATCGCGGGGTCGTTAAGAACTGCCAAACAGTGAGCAAGTCCGCGCCACATTAGCGCGACTTCTGCTTTTTTAGAGCGGAGAAACCTAGAAGTCAAGGATTCAGGCTAGAATTAGGCAGAATCAGACTTGTTAGGAACGTAAAGATACGAATTGAAACGATCGAAGACGGAAACCTAAGGACATGCCAGGACAGCATCGTGTGATTCGCCTCGGGCCGGGAATTGTGCGCGACGGAAACGCGCTCGTCGCGGAAGTGCGGATCGGGAGTTCGCGCGGTGGGACACAAACCCGCAAACGCGAGCGGTTCGCGCTTGGGACGGATCTCGCGACGATCCGCGCGTGGCAGCATGGCGCGCGGTACGATCTGGCGACCGCCGCGCCGAGTGCGCCCGGGCGCGGCACCCTTGCGGCCGACTTAAACGCCTTCGTCGACGCGCTCCCCGCGGGACGGTACCGCATCGATACCGAAGATCTGTTGACGCATTGGGCGACGAGCCCGATCGGCGATCGGGATCGCCGTACGCTCACGCGCCTAGACCTGATCGCCGTGATTTCCGCGTGGACGTCGGCGGGCGTGGCAGAGTCGACGTGTAATCAACGCCTCTCGCGGTTACGGAAAGTCTTTCAGGCGCTCGATGGGTTGGACGGGAACAATCCGACGGACGGGATCGCGCGATTGCGCGCGCCGAAAGCCGAGCCCCGCGATATTCCCGCGCGGATCGTCCAGTTGATTCTGGACGCACTGCCCGATCGGGGCCGGGCCGCGCGCGGCGATAAACGCCCGAAGATCTCCCAGTCGAAGATTCGCCTCCGCGTCATGGCGTGGACGGGGATCCCGCCGGCGACGCTGCAACGCGTGCGGCCGCGGGATCTGGATCTACCGCGCGCGCGCATTTACTTACGCCCGCGGCGGAAGGGCAAGGGCACGCATGGCGCGTGGGTCACGCTCCTGCCGATCGCCGTCGACGCCTTCCGCGACTTCGCGGCCGCCGACTTATTCGGCCGGACGTGGTCCGCCGCGAGTCTCGGGAAAACGTGGCGCGTCGGGATTGCGCGCGCGACGAAGGCGGCCGCGCGCGTCGCCGCGGAGACGGGGGATCAGACCTGGACGGCAGAGCTGGACGCGCTCCCGCCGCGCTGTCATCCGTACGACTTGCGTCACGCGTTCGCGTCGGCAGTCTATCGTGAGACGGGCGATATCGGCGCCGTGTCGGAACTCTTACAACATTCGAGTTTAGAAACGACGAAACGGTACACCCAGGGCGCCGTGTCGGCGCGCGTCGCGGCCGCGATTGCGAAAGCGGGCGCGGCATACGCGACGATCCCCACGATCCCCGCGCCGGTCGCCCAGGCGGGCCCGCGCTTGCGCCTCGTGCGGACGGGCGGATCGTAAACGGCGCGCCGAGCAGGAGCAAGCATGGCGAAGCGAGACGCCTTCATCGTCGCCGAGATCTCCAAGAACCGCGGCTGTGAACTGACACCAGGGTCGGGCGTCCTCGCGGAGCAGTTCGCGCGCGTCCTCGCACATTACCAGGGACTGGGCCACCGGCTCCTCGAGTTTCATGTGCACCGGATGATGACCGGCCCGGACGAGCTGAACGAAACGATCATCGCCGTCTTCGAACGGGCCGACCCGGCGCCCCGGATTCCTTCGCCTTGATCCAGGCGCGTAACGACTCAGACGAGACGCGAATACTTTTTCCCACACGAAGCGACGGGAGATCCCCGCTCGCAATCAAGCGATAGACAGCCCCGCGCGCGACGCGCAGCTCCACCGCGACTTCAGCCGGTTTCAACGTAAGCGTACGGGGAGTCTCATATTCGGGCGTCGCCCCAGGCGTCGCCCCACGTTTTCGCACCTTGCGTAATTTGGCCTATTTTTAACTATTTGTAAACTAGCCTGGAGCGCCTATGGGGCGACGCCGGACGGGGTAAATCGCTGTAAGTTGTTGATTTTGTTGGCGCGCCCGGCAGGTCTCGAACCTGCGACCCTCGGCTTAGAAGGCCGACTGTCGCAGCCGGAAGTGATTCTCATTACAACACTTACAACAGGCGTCGCCCCCCGGCGTCGCCCCACATGGGTAAATCGCGGCCATTTCCGGGCGCAAAGTACGTACCTCGGACCCGGACTCACGTCGGCGTCACTGTGCCTATTTCGCGCGGCCTTCGACGCTTCGAACGCCTGTATTCAGGTTGATCGTTACCATCGCGCGGCGTGCGGCCATCTGCGCGTCGGTCGCGTCGAGGACCCGCTGTGGCACCAGGCGGGCGTCCGTCCAGACGTGGAGTTGCACGGCGCGGCCCGGCATCGTGGGGACGAGCGCGTCGGCAATCTTGAGCAATGCTGAATCACTCGCCGCGACTGACTCATCGACGACGATCGACAGCACCATCCCTTGCTTCGCGACAATCTGAAATTTGGGCACCGCGGGCGACCTGAACGTGACCCACAGCACCGCGATCACAGCCAAGACGGCGAGGGTGAGCCCGACCAGGGCGATCGCGATCCGCACGCCCGCGAGCCCTCGGTTGATACGGTCGGGTGTGGTCATCCGCGCATGTCCCGCCGCCTATTTAAGCCTATTTCTAGGCTTATCGCTTCCGTCGCGACATCATCAGCCAGTCGAGCACGATCCACGCGAGGAGACTCGCGAAGAGCGTCACGACGAGGGCGCGGATCATTGGGCGTCGAGCGCGGCCGTTCAGGTCGCCCGGAAAAAGATCTGCCCCTGGACGGCGACGGGCCCGAGCGGAAACGCGGACGTGTCGATCTTCGCGAGGTTGACGGCGCGGGATCCCGGACTCATGTAGATCACGCCCGGTACCCAACCCCCGCCCGTGATCGACAAGCGAAACAGGCTAATCTCGCCCGCGATCGGTTGCGGGACAGGCGCGGGCAGATCGAAAAAGATCGCCCCGGACGCGGTCCCCGCGAGCGTGCCCGCGCTGATCCCAAACGCGACGAAACACGTCCCGCCGATCACCATGTACGCGAGCAGATCGACCGCGGTCACGGTCCAGGTCATCCCGCCGGACCCGTGAAAGAGTCCCGGCGAAAACGGAATATCCGTCCAAACGCCGTGGGGCATCCACGTGGCCCCGTAGGTCGCGTCGGACGTGTCGCGGACGAGCGTCTGGCCGGTCGCCCCGCCCGTGAACACATGACCGTCGTTCCAATTCGACGGTTGCACTTGCGTCGCGTCGGGGCCGTCGGCCTTGCCACTGCGGAAGCGGTGATCGAGCGTTTTCATGTCTGCTCCAATAGCAACCGGGCTAACACATCTTCAAAGGAAAACCGCGTCGTCGACGCGTCGACGGATCGCTTCGGGGCCGTGTCCGTCCACGTCGCGATCGAATCGATCGTCACGCGTTGAATCAGGAAATCGCCCGTGAGGTTCGTGGGAGCGGGCAAGTCGATATGCACGGTCCGCCCGCTCCGGGTGTCCGGATCGTGCGTCGTGTACGACACGCGCGTTTCGATCGTCTTGAACAAGGCGAGTTCCGCGAGTCCCCGCGCCTGGGCGCCGTCTTCCGACAGGCGCCGATCCTGGATGTAGTGTTCCAGGATCCCGTCCCCGCCTTCGACGGCCGCAAGCGCGGCTTGGGCGGCCGTGTCGTCGACATGGACAATCAGGTTCACGTCGTCGCCGACGGTCACATGCTGCGCCGGGACGACCCCCACGATCGCCGGGACCGTCGAGACGACCGTGCCCGCGAGAATATCGGCCGTGATCGCCCCGATCCCCGACGCGGGGATCCCGGTCAAGTACAGCTTGCCCCCGCTCGTCGTCGTCCCGGTGTACCGAATGACTTGTTCTTCCGCGAGGATCCATCCAGACGCGGGGATATTCGCGAGCGTGTCAACCTGGAGCGTCGTCGATCCCGCGGCCGTCGGTTGTGGATCTCCTTCTGGTGTCCCGGGGATTTCAGGCACGCCCGGGATTTCAGGAAACCCCGGAGTGCCCGGGACGCCCGCGCCCGGTTGCGGGGCGCCCCCTAATTGCGCGTCCGGTTCGATGTCGAGGTACGTCGTCGTCGCGTTGTCATTGAGCGCGACGAGTTCGCGGTATTTCGTCCCGCCCGCAGTCGTCCGAAACACGCGTCGGGTCGTCGTCCCCGTCGGGCCGATCGCGATCGCCGTCAGGGTGACCGCGCCCGTCGTGATCGCGTTCACGGTCGGCGCCAGGTTCCCGCCCGGGCCCTCGACGACATCGGCGAACGTCGTCGTCGTGTTGTCGCGCAGGTCCGCGACCTGTCGATACTCGCCCGGGCCATCCTTCCGATACACACGCCGGCCGACGACCCGCGGATCGCTGGAGGTTGGGACCGTCACGATCGCGGATTCCCCGACGTCGGTCGCCGTCGAGAATTGCGGCGGGTTCCGCGTCGCCAGTTCGCTATCGGCCGCGACATCGAGATAGTTCGTCGTCGTGTTGTCGGGGATGTCCACGACGACATGCCAGGGCAGGACGACCGCGCCCGACAAGGCGGGATCGTTCGACGATCGGTAGATTCGGCGCCCCACGACGCGGGCATCGGGCGCGATCGGGAGATTCGGAAAATTCACGGCCGCGTTATCGCTAATCAGTTGCGCTTGTTGTTGGAGTCCGAGCGTTTCCCCGCCCTTCGTCAGATAGCAGATCTGGTAGAAGTACGCGCCCTTCTTCATGCGCCCTGGTCCGGTTTCGGCCATGCCGTACCCGACCCCAAGCGGGGCGACCGCGCGCCCGGTCAGGTTCGTCCCGCCCGTCGTCGCGACCGTTTGCCGTCCGCCCGCGTCGACAAACGCCGTCGCGTACTGGACCGTCACGCCGACGGCGATCGGCCCCTTGCCCGCGGGGACGGGAAACGTGGCGGACGTCGGGGGGGGATTCGCCGCGGGGGTGATCGTCACAGGCGCGGACGCGGGCCCGAGATCCGATCGTCGGCCGTCGGAGAATTCAAACGTCGCGGCATAGGTGTACGGCCCGCCGCTCAGCCCCCCGGGCGTCGAGGCGCCCGCGAGCGTCGCCGT